ATCAAACACAGTGCAAACTTAGGCTTTAAAGTCAAATTTGTGAAAATCACGGACAGTATCTACGATGTAGATTACTGTTCGAGATACTTTTGGCCCACTCCAAATCATGACTTCGGTTATGTTTTGGCGCCCAAAATTGGGAAAGTGCTGTGCAAGATAGGATATTCAACCAAACCAGTACCTAATGTTAGAACACACAACCGAGGCATAGCTTTGGGTTTGAAAGCTAGTGTTTCTAACGTGCCCTTTCTTAAAGAATGGTGTGCCAAAATACTATCCCTTACCGAGGAAGTACAGGCTGATGCTAGAGTAAAAATATACAGCATCAACAGCGAACAAGAACACGAATATATTGAGGAAACTTGGGACGTTCTTGAACACCATTACAATCTTAATCAATTCGATCTCCAATTGTTTGAAGACGAACTTAAGACTGTCACCGACCTCCCCTGGAATGTGGTTTTTCCAGGCGGACTCAACAAATTACTAGATCATGATGTCATGATGTGATCTAGGGTGCTATGAGTATAAAAACTCACACTTACATGCAAAATGGAAATACTACCAGACTTACTCGAACTAGAAGACATATTAACTCAATTGTCCAGCAACGGGCAAAAAATAAGTCAAAAAGAAACCAAAGAGGTCTCAAAAACAATGCAAAAAGAACTCCAAGATCAAGGAATTTTAGGAAACGTCAAACAAATAACAAGCGTGGTCGGCGACATGTTGCCGCTAATGCTTCCAATACTCGCACTCCTTTGAAAAGGGGAGTGTATTCGAAACCCCCTCTTTTTGAGGGAGTCCACTCGGGGGTTAAATTTGTAACCAATTCTAGACACTTCCAACGACACAAACAGACTGGAATCAAAAATAATTACACTTTTCATGGAAAATTTCCTGATATTAAACCTCCTGAAGCCACAACAGCCAATACCGAATTTGGTGACTGTTTGGTGGTCCAGGGAACGGAGAGTTTGTCTTCAATTGAAGTACAAACTTCTCTTTCAACTAACCCAACCAATCCTGGTGACGTATTGACACAATTGGCTATTAATCCAGCCATGTTAATATCAACTCGATTGGCTCAATTGGCATCCAATTATAACAGATGGTACCCTCGGATGATAGCTTTAGAGTATACATCCCAGGGCTCTGCTTTGGATGTGGGAGCTCTCATCTCAATTCCAATTATGGATCCAGGCGATTCATTCTTAGGAAATACAGGCAAAGATGCCGTTCGAAGAGCCATGGCTTATGAAAAAGCCGTGACATTTAATATCTACGACAATCCACAATTTTTATTCCCAGAACCAGAGGTTGATGAACCATTTTTCATCGACTTTGGAGAAGACGCCAGACTTGAAATCTCACAAGTTTGGAATTTGCTAGCTCAATCCAATTTTCCTGCTCGAAGCACAGAAACCGAGCGAACCATAGGCTGGTTTAAGATTCATTATACTATCGAATTTTACGAGCCAAAAATACCAGAAATTTCTGATCCAGAAGTCCTAGATGTGAACCTAGTAGGACAACCTTTATTAGCTTACTTCGGAGCAGCAGCCGATATGGATGTTGACGACACGATGGTAGGTGCACCAGATTTCATCATTCCAAC